TGACTCAACAGATTCTTGGACATCATCAGAGCATATAGATATAGCATCAGGTAAAGTTTATAAAATTGATGGGACTTCAGTATTAAGTAATACTACTCTTGGTTCTGGTGTTGTTAACTCAAGCTTGACATCATTAGGCACAATCACTGTAGGCACTTGGAATGGCACCACAGTAGGTGTATCCTATGGTGGTACTGGAGCAACAGATGCAGCAAATGCAAGAATTAATTTAGGTTTAGTAATTGGCACAAACGTACAAGCTTACGATCCAGAGTTGGCAGCAATTGCTAGCTTAACCTCTGAAGCCGATAAAATTCCTTATTTTACTGGAGCGAATACAGCGGCTCTTGCAACTTTTACCACATTTGGAAGAAGTCTTGTTGATGACGCAGATGCATCTACAGCTAGAACCACATTAGGTCTTGGAACAATTGCAGTGCAAAATTCGAATAACGTTTCCATCACCGGTGGTTCTATAGACAATCTAACATTTGACGGCGGAACCTTTTAATTAGGAAAGGTTTTCATGACAATACCAAATTTAGTAAAAGGGCAAATAGCCTTAGATCCAACTAATGATTTATTGTATTATGTAAATGAATCTAACACGATAGTTTCTACATCTTTATCTTGGGTAAAAAATAATAGCAATATATCTACAGCAGAAAATGTTGTTATAAGTGGAGACTTAACCGTATCTGGTTCAACGGTAACGGTAAATGTTGAAACTCTTCTAATAGAAGATAATATTATAGTTTTAAATACTGGGACTACCGGGTCTCCTAGTCTCAATGCAGGTGTTGAAATCGAACGTGGCACATCAACAAACGTTCAATTGCGCTGGAACGAATCAACAGACAAATGGCAGTTCACAAACGACGGAACAACATTTTATAATATAATTGGCGAAGGAAATGATATAACTGCTAACATTGCCGGAACCTTAACTGGTAACGTAGTAGGTAACGTAGCCGGCAACGCAGACACCGCAACAAAATTAGCTACCGCTAGAACCATACAGTTAACTGGTCCAGTCACTGGTTCTGCATCTTTTGATGGTTCGTCAAACATCTCTATATCAACTTCACTCACTGCTGAATCTACAACTATAGGTAATTTATCAGATGTAACTATATCTTCTGCTGCCAATGGTGATTTTTTAAGATACAATGGTTCAGCTTGGATTAACGACGCGGTAGACCTTGGCACTGACACTACTGGAAATTTTGTTTCGGATGTAACTAGTGGCAATGGTATTACAGTTACACATACTCCTGGTGAAGGTTCTTCAGCGGCTGTTGCGGTAGACACCTCGGTTGTCGCTACGTTGAATGATAGTCAAATTTTAACAAATAAAACTTTAGCTACTCCAAGTTTTACTGGAGTTTCTCCAAAAATAACTTTGGGTGGGGATTTATACGGTAATGTAACTTTATCTAACCTGCAAAATGGCACACTTGACGCCTACTTACTTCCAGAAAGCGTTACTTTGGGAGTCCAAACTAGCGGAGATTATGTAAGTCATTTGTATGCTGGTGCTGGAGTACAGATACAATTTGACAACAATAGTGCTGTTGGGTCTAATGCAACACTCTCTATAGGCCAACCAGTTGGCACAGGTGCTACCCCAAATTTTGTATCAGTAACAGCACAAAATTTTTATGGAAATGTTACAGGTGATTTAGTTGGAAATCTTACAGGAAACGTTTATAACGCAACTGACGTAAATACAACAAACTTGTCAATAAATAGTTTTGGAATTGATCCAACTGGAGCGTTAGATGGAAAAGTATTAAAATATAGTTCTTCATTGGGAAGATTTGTCCCAGCAGATGACAACGTTGCTACAGCAGGGTCTTTGAGTGTGAATGACTTAAGCGACGTTGACACAACAGGTAAAATAAATGGTCATTATTTAAGGTGGAACCAAACGTCGAGCAACTGGGTGCCCGATATTGTTGACATGCCATCCAACATAGCATTGGGCACTAATACAATTGGTGCTTATGTGAAATCAGTTGAAGCCGGAAGTGGAATTACATTATCAAATAACTCAGGTGCAGCAGGTGCTACTCCAACATTTTCTGTTAACACCTCGGTTGTTGCAACATTGAATGATAATCAAACTCTAACACAAAAAACGCTTACAAGTCCAACTATTACTGGCATCTCTCCTGTGATTACTTTAGCTGGAGATTTAACTGGTTCAGCAGCTTTAACAAACCTTGGTGATGCAACGCTAACCGCCGCAATAGCAGCCAACTCTGTTGCACTAGGAACTGATACAACTGGCGACTATGTATCCTCACTTGTTGCAGGAACCGGAATTACACTTGCGAATAATTCTGGAGAAAATTCAACGCCAACGATCTCTATAGGTCAAGCAGTCAATACAAACTCTAATGTTACTTTTGATACTGTCACAACTACTGGGAGTATAACAGTTGCTGGAAATATAAATGTTTCAGGTTCGCTTGTAACGACTAATCAAACAAGTTTGTCTATTGAAGATCCAATTATTTACTTAAATAACGGAGCCACTCCTAGTGACCCAGATCTAGGTTTTGCTGGGAACTATAATGATGGCACCTATCGACATGCAGGTTTATTCAGTGACGCATCTGACGGCCACAAGTTTAAATTCTTTAAGGGTCTCACTATTGAGCCGACTCATCCAATCAACACATCACACGCATCATATGCTGATGGTGATGTTGTTGCTAACACTTTTGAAAGCAAAGTTGCAACTGGTTCAGCACCTTTGGTGATAGCTTCAACGACATTAGTTCCAAATCTAAATGCCCAGTTTTTAAATGGTCAAGCCGGCACATATTATGCTCCAACAGCTTCTCCAACTTTTACTGGCACTGTAACTTTACCATCCAATACTGTTACAAATTCCATGATAGCTTCAAACACTATCGACTACTCTAAACTAGCTAGCGGACCAGCAACATCTAACTTTAATATTATTTTTAATGATCAAGTTGGTGCTTACACGTTAGTCACTGGAGATTTGGCAAAAATGGTAACAATTAATAGCGCTTCAACCACGGTCGTCACAGTGCCAAACATTCTTAATACTGGAGATCAAATTACTGTTTTGTCAAAAGGAACAGGAACAGTAGAACTTAGAGGGGATACTGGAGTAATCGTAAACGCTACTCCAGGTCGCTACTTGCGAGCACAGTGGTCTTCTGCTACACTAGTAAAACTAGGAAATAATAGCTGGTTGGCTATCGGAGATTTGAAAGCATAATTTATGTCAAGTGGAGATAAAACAGGTTCAAGAAAAGCACCTAAACCTACTCTAGCAAGTCGGAACACCTAAAGCAAATGCTAACACAACAATAACTAGTGCAGGTTTCGTCGTTGGCAATGTGACCAGCATACCAACTAGTATTCCTGGCAACCCACTTCTTGACACAGTTGCCACAGCTGTAACTGATGCTTCTGTTGTTCCCATCGGGACTACTATAGATTATTCTATAGTTAGCCCGTTCTTTCCACCATATTTTCCGCCATTCTTCCCACCATTCTTTCCACCATATTTCCCACCGTTTTTTCCACCGTTTTTTCCACCCTTTTTCCCACCCTTTTTCCCACCGTTTTTCCCACCGTTTTTCCCACCTTACTTCCCACCGTTTTTCCCACCGTTCTTCCCACCTTACTTCCCACCATCGTTTAAGTAAATGGAAGTTTTTGATCAAACACATATTCAACAAAATAGGTTAAGAATATGTGAACAATGTGATTTTTATATTAAATTAACTCAACAATGTAAAAAATGTGGTTGTTTTATGAAAATAAAAACTAAATTAAAAAACTCTACATGTCCACTTCAAAAGTGGTAGTATTATATTACTATAATTTAAGATTTTCTGTATAGAAAGAGGAAACTATGGCTTTCAGTGGTTCAATTTTTGGCGTAAATAATACGCTACTTCTCAAGAGGTCAGATACAACAACCCAAGAGCCAGCTTCGCTCGTACTTGGAGAGTTGGCTATCAACGTAGCTGATGGTAAATTATTCTACAAAAACAGTACAGCTAATGCAATAATACGGAGTTAATTTAATCTCCAATGTTGTTGGCACAGCAAACCAAGTTTCAGTAACAGCAAACGCTACTTCGGGTGTTTACACGTTATCTCTTCCTTCGACTATACAAACCACTCAGGCAAATGTTTCAACTCTATTTGTTGACGGAATTGAAATTGATACAACTGGAGCTACCACTAACCAGGTATTAAAATTTGATGGGACTAAGTTCGCACCCGATACAGACACTGGTCTAGCTGGTACAGTTTACACTTCAACTATTGGCGATGGCACAACTACTACATTCGCAATTAATCACTCCTTGGGAACAAGAGACGTTGTAGTTGTTGCGCGCAATGCCGCAAGTCCATATGAAGTGATTGATGTTCGTTGGGAAGCCACAACAACTGGAACAGTTACTCTTGATTTCTCAGCTGCACCGTCTGCTAGCTCGGTTAGAGTTGGCGTTTATGCAGCAGTTGCTGGCTCCACTATTACAATTGGTTCAATTGATGATCTTGGCGACGTTACCCTCTCAAATGCAGCTAACGGAGACTTCCTCCGTTATAACGGTTCAGCTTGGATCAACGATGCAGTAAATCTTTCAACTGATACGATTGGCGATTATGTTTCTAGCTTAGTGGCTGGAACGGCAATTACCCTTTCTAATAATAGCGGTGAAGGTTCTACTCCAACAATAGCGGTAACGGCAAATACATTTGATGCCTTCGGTGCAGCCTCGTCTGCCCAAACTGCAGCAGAAAGCTATGCCGCTAACTTGGTTGCAAACGTAGCTACTTCATTTGAAGTTGCTGGCGATTCTGGGACAAGCAAAACAATTACTTCTGGTTCAGATACACTTAGCATTTTAGGTGGCACAGGTCTTAGTTCGGTAACTTCAAACACCGATACGATTACCCTCAACCTTGACAGCACCGCAGTAACAGCAGGCTCTTATGGCAACGCAAACACGATACCAAATTATACCGTCGATGCTCAAGGTCGTTTAACCGCTGCAGCTAATACAGCGATTAGCATTCTTGCTAGCCAAGTTTCAGATTTTTCTGCAAATACAAGAGCACAAATAAGTGCATCTGGCAGTGAACTAGCCTATAACTCTTCGACTGGCGTTATTAGTTTTGCAAGTGCAGGAGTTACTTCACTTACTGGAACCGCAAATGAAGTTGAAGTTTCTTCAGCAAATGGTGCTGTAACCGTAGGACTTCCTTCAAATGTTACAATTGGCCAAGATCTTACTGTCACTGGAAACCTTACCGTTCAGGGTAATACAACAACATTAAACACAGAAACACTTGCTATTGAAGATAATAAAGTTCTTCTTAATTCAAGTGTAACTGGTTCGCCATCAGCAGATGCGGGAATTGAAGTTGAGCGTGGCGATAGCAATAATGTTGAACTTCGCTGGAATGAGACAACAGATAAGTGGCAGTTTTCCAATGATGGAACAACATATGTAAACATTGCAAGCAACACAGATGTAAGCACTGCTTATTCAAACGCCACATCTTACACGGACAATGCAATATCAAATGTTAGCAACACGATTGCTAATATTGCAACATCATTTGCAGTTGCGGGTGACTCTGGCTCAAATCAAACAATTACTTCTGGTAGTGACACCTTAACTATTAGTGGTGGCACTGGCCTAAGCTCAGTAGCAAGCGCAACTGACACAATTACTTTAAACCTCGATAATACGGCTGTAACAGCTGGGAGCTATGGTTTATCTAATTCAGTGGTTACGTTCACCGTAGACGCTCAGGGACGCCTTACAGCGGCTTCTAACACATCTATCAGCATTACTGCTAGCCAGGTTGCTGACTTTACCGCAAACACAAGAGCTCAAATTAGCGTTGCTGGAGACCTTGCTTACAACTCTTCAACTGGTGTTATTAGCTTTACAAATGATGCTGGCGATATTGAATCAGTTACAGCAGGAGTTGGTCTTAGTGGCGGCGGCACATCTGGTGCTGTTACCCTGGACCTGGCTAACACCACTGTTACTGCCGGCAACTACGGCGCAGCAAACACTGTAGCAAGCTTTACTGTTGATGCACAAGGTCGTTTGACAGCAGCAAGTAATTCAGCAATTAGCATTCTTGCAAGTCAGGTAAGCGACCTTTCTTCTAACGCGGTAACATCGCTTACTGGTACTGCAAATGAAGTTGAAGTTTCATCTTCTGCTGGCGCGGTTACGATTGGTCTTCCATCAAACGTAACAATTGGTCAAGACCTTACCGTGACTGGCAACCTTACTGTTAATGGCAATACCACAACTCTTAACACGGAAACACTTTCTGTTGAAGATAATATTATTGTCCTTAACTCTGGGGTAACGGCATCACCATCTTTGAATGCTGGGCTTGAAGTTGAACGTGGTACGTCAACAAATGTTGAGATTCGTTGGAATGAAACATCAGATAAATGGGAATTTACTAATGATGGGACCATTTATACGGAGCTTGGTGACACAACAACAGCTATTCTTAAGTCAGCAATCAACGCTAAAGGCGATTTAATTGTAGGAAGTGCAGATGATACTCCGGCAATACTTTCTGTTGGAACAAATGGTCATTTCTTAAAGGCTAATTCTTTGGCAGCTACTGGCGTTGAATGGGCTTCAATCCCAACAATTAATGCAATTGATGACATAGGTGATGTTACAATCACTTCAGTAGCAACTGGCGACTTCCTCAAATACAACGGATCCGCCTGGGTTAACGATGCCATTAATCTTGGCACAGACACTGTTGGCGACTATGTTGCTACAATAACTGGTGGAACAGGTGTTACGTCAACTGCTGCAACCTCGGGAGAAGGAACAACTCACTCGTTGTCAATTGGTCAAGACGTTGCCACATCGGCTTCGGTAACCTTTGCTAGTGTAGCAGCTGGTTCGATAACACTTGATTCTGGAACTGGTGAACTTAATACTTCGACTCAACTTGTTAATGTTAATACAATCACCACAGTCGACAGCTTTGCTAAGGGCACTTACAGGACAGCTAAATACCTAGTGCAAGTAACACAAGGCACTAAGTACACAACTTCTGAAGTGCTTTTGGCACATGATGGAACCGATTCATACATGTCAGAGTACGCTGTAATTGAACTTGGTGCATCAAGAATCCCGATGACTGTATCAACTTCAATTTCTGCAGGGAACGTATTGTTGAGAGTGACGATTACAGACGCAGCATCAACAAATGCTACCGTCAAAGTTGCAAGAACATTGATAGCAGTGTGATATAATCATATAAGTTTTATAATTTAATAATACAATTAAATTTTAAACTAGAGGGACAGTGAACTTTAGTGGCGAATAAAGATTTTATAGTAAAAAATAGTCTTGTTGTTGGCTCTACCGTAACTATCAACGGTATCGAGCTAGATCTGGCTGGAATCACTACCGGTCAAGTATTATCTTATGACGGAAATAAAATTTCTGCTACAAATATAGCAGACGCGTTACCATCAGAAATATTTTCTTATTCAGAAATTATTGGAGATGGCATATCAACTTCATTTACAATAAATCATAATTTAAATACAAGAGATATTATTGTTGTAACACGAGAATCAGACGGCACAACAAATCAGCAGGCAACACCAAATACTTTTGCCGGTTCATTAGACGTTAGATGGAATGCGATCAGTCTAGATTCTATAATTATAGAATTTGAAACACCGCCAGCTGGTAATTCAATAAAAGTTTTATTATTTTCAGCTGGGGATAAAGTTTACTTTAGTGAAACTATTTTTGAAGGCTCTACACCAAGCGGTTTTGCGGAGTTCAGTCACAATCTTGGTTCTAGGGACATTGTCATTGTCGCAAAAAGAGCAACTTATCCATACGATGTACTTGATGTACGCGCTCAAGCTGATACTGTAAAGAATTTTTCTTTATATTTTTCAAAACCAACCTCTGCAGTTGTCGTAACCGCCTTTCTCCCCATAGAACAATACTCATACAGTACAGTTGTAGGAGATGGTGAAACTAGAACTTTTTATATAACCCATAATTTAAATACAACAGATATTGGATTAATTTGTAGAGATGTTAGTGGGGATTACGATTTTACTAAGGTTCGATGGGATGTTATTGACGGAAATACAGTTTCTATATACTACTCATCGCCACCAGCAATTAATTCTAGAAAAATTACTATATTTGCTGGAGTTGGTGGGAAAAGAGTAATTACATCTTTTGATGATATTTCTGTAACAGTTCCACTTACTTCTTCAAGTTTTGGCACAACAGGTGACATGGCTTGGGACGAAAACTATATTTATATCTGCATAGAAACAGATACTTGGAAAAGATCTGCTTTGACAACTTGGTAATAAGTTGCTATAATTATTTCTATGCCTGTAGAAGAACAACAAATCAACATAACAATCCCTAAAGAAAAGCTCGAACAATGGAATGTATTCTTTGCACTTCCTTGTTATGACTCTCATGTAACTGAACCTTTTATGATGAGCTTTTTGCAAGCTTGTCTTTATTTTAAAGAAATAGGTTTAAAGTATTCAGTCTGCACAATATCTGACTCATTGATCAACCGCGCAAGAAATAACCTCGTTGCTAAGTTTATGGGCAGTCCAGACTTTACCCACATGGTATTTATAGATGTAGATCTTCAATTTGATAAAGAAGCTATATTAAAACTCTTGTGGCACGATAAAGATGTCATGACCGCTTCTTATCCAATCAAGGAAATTAATTGGGATAAAGTAAAAGAAGGTGCACAAGCAGACTTACTTGCCCAAGACTTGATGGAGTATGCCACAAGATATGTAGTTCATATGACTAAACCTGGTGAGACTCAATTAAATATTGATAATGGCGCAATCGAATGCTATGAGGCAGGAACAGGCTTTATGCTTATTAAGCGTCAAGTCTTTGATAAGATGTTTAAGAAGTATAAAAAGTTAAAATACAAAGATGATACAGGCGCATTGCATGGGGAAGAGATAGAAAACGCCTACGCTTTATTTAATTCTTATGTAGATGATGACGGAAGATTCTTATCTGAGGATTACGGCTTCTGTAGATATTGGCAGAAGATGGGTGGAAAGATTTGGGTTGATCCAACTATTAACTTAACCCATTTTGGACGTATCAAATATACGGGAAAAATGTTAGAATTTTTAAAGAGAATAACACAATAATTTTGCTTTAGACCTATTACTATATCTTCAGTTCTGTAATATACGTATAGGAGCATCATGGCCCGTTTAAGAATTGAAACCGCACCAGAAATAACAGTTTTTGATGAAGCTTTTGTTATCAAAGCCGCAACAGGTGCGACTGCACCATTAATAGAATTAAAAAATTCTAGTGGTACAGTTGTAGGAAATATAGCGGTAGATGGAACGTTAAATGTTCTTTCCGTATCAGCATCAAATGCCGGCACCGGTTCGAGTGCTCTTGTTACAAGAAGTTATGTAGATAGCTTATTCGCTGGTTTGCATTGGCATGCTCCTGTGGCCCTTGCTACAGTAGCGGCATTACCAACCTCTACCTACAATAACGGAACATCTGGTGTGGGAGCAACTTTAACAGCTTCAGCCAATGGTGCATTGTCTGTAGATGGAGGATCTACAGAAGTTGGAGATTCTGTCCTTGTTAAGAATCAAGCAGACGCAAAACAAAATGGCATATACACAGTAACTGCTACTGGTGGAGCTTCAGCAGTCTGGGTTCTAACAAGAAGAACAGACTCAGATAATAACCCAGCAGGAGAAGTCAAAAAGGGTGACGCTACATTTGTTATTGGTGGATCTGTTAATATAAATCGTGGATTTATTCTTACTAGCACTCCAAGTGGAGAAGACGATGCCATTGTTATTGGCACAGATGACATAACATTTTCGCAATTTACTGGTACTGGATCATTTACAGCTGGCAATGGTTTAACAATATCAGAAAATGCAGTTAACGTAGTAAGTGCTGACGGTGGAAGAATAGTAGTAAACGCTGACAGCATTGACTTAGCTAATGTTACGGTTACACCTACCACCGGAAATGCTACAACAACATTTCTCACGAACGTTTCAGTAGATGCTTACGGTAGAGTAACTGGAAAAGAAACTAGCGATGTTAACTTTTCTGCTTATTTAACAACAAGCAATGCTGCTAGTACATATGCGCCGCTAGTTAGCCCGAGTTTAAGTGGAACACCTGTTGCCCCAACAGCAAACGCTGGAGATAACAGCACAAAAATAGCGACAACTAACTATGCAGATCGCTCCGCTGATGCAGTAAACACATATATACAAAATTATTACTTAACATCCAGCACAGCAGCTAACACATATTTAGCTGCAGCTAATGCATCGAACACCTATATAGCTCAAGCAATAGTAGACGCTAAAGGTGATCTGATTGTTGCCTCGGCAAATAATACTGTTGGTCGCTTAGCTGTTGGAACAGATGGAAACTTTTTAAGAGCAAACTCGTCGGCTACATCAGGTCTTGAATGGGGTTCAATCCCAACTATCAATGACATTGATGACGTTGGCGGAGTGACAATTACTTCAGTTGCAAGTGGTCAGTTTCTTAAGTATAACGGTTCAGCTTGGGTTAACGCTAGCCTCACTGAGACGTTAGGTATTACAGATCTTTCTGATGTTACAATTACCACAGCAGCAACAAATCAACTTCTTGCATACAACGGTTCTGCTTGGGTTAATACTTCTAATCCAACAGTAGCTGGAAACTTAACTGTTTCTGGCAACTTAACAGTTTCAGGAACTACCACAAGTATCAACACAGAGACTTTAACAATCGATGACAACATTATTATATTAAACAATAATGAAGCAGGTACTCCATCGCAAAACGCTGGCATTGAGGTTGAGCGTGGTACTTCAACAAACGTGGCTCTTCGTTGGAATGAAACAACAGACTGTTGGGAATTCACTAATGATGGAACAAACTATCAGAGAATTTTTACCGACACAGTCACTAACGCTCAGACAGCTAGCTATACCCTAGTGTTAGCAGATAATGGCAAGATGGTTGAAATGGGCGTGGCTTCAGGAAATACTTTAACAGTGCCACCTAACTCTTCAGTGGCCTTCCCTATTGGAGCTACTATTACAGTTCTTCAAACGGGAGCTGGTCAGTGCACTTTGACAGCGGGTGCCGGGGTAACGGTCAACGGTACTCCTGGACTCAAGTTGCGTACAACTTGGTCATCTGCTACACTTATTAAACGCGCAACTGATACTTGGGTTGCCCTAGGAGATATGGTAGCATAATATGGCACAGGATGATGGCAAGAAACAAAAAAGAAAAGCCCCTAAACCTACAATAGCTGCGCGGAGTAGCCGACTCTACTGCTAACACAACCATAACAGCTGCGGGCTTTACCGTTGGAACACCTTCAGATACAGCTACCGCTAATCCTGCCATTCTAAACCAGGTTAGAACAGCGGTAACAGACACTGCTGTTACGCCATTGGGCACAAGTATTTCCTATGAAAGACACGCCCCGTTCTTCCCACCTTACTTCCCACCATTTTTCCCACCGTTTTTCCCGCCTTACTTTCCACCATATTTCCCACCATATTTCCCACCGTTTTTCCCACCGTTTTTCCCACCGTTCTTCCCACCATTTTTCCCACCGTTCTTCCCACCGTTTTTCCCACCGTTTTTCCCACCGTTCTTCCCACCATACTTCCCGCCAGTATTTAAATAGATGGATAAAAAAACCCGCCTTATAAAAGGCGGGTTTTATATCTATAAAAAAATAATGGATATTATAATTTTGTAATAGTATAAAAAGATGGTGTGGTAAATCTTTCTCCAGACTTAATTACCTTGACACCATGTAGGTAATTAATATCGCCAGGATGAGCAACTGCAAGCCCAGGTTCTGGCTTTACTTCAATGTCATGTTCAGGGTAATATAATTCGCCGCCCTCAAAATCATCATTATAATATATAAGTGAATTTAGATCATACGTAGGGAATGGATTTGGTGATCCATCGTTTAGCTGCTTATCAGCATGTGGACGTTGCTCTATCCCAGGAAACCATCTTATTATAACTGGTGGTCTAACTGACAATTCAACATTAAAAGAATCTTCTAAAAAATATTTCATTTTTAATATATATTTGTCAACAAGATTATAAATATCTAAATTTATCTTAGATAAGATCTCACCACTACACTGTCTGTTCGACCAATAGGAAGCATCGTATGTGCACGTTCCATCTTCTGAATATTGATTTTCACCAGCATCCATCCATTGATTAATTTTTGGTAAAAAATCTTGTATAATTTTAAGGTCTTCTAAATCTACAAAGTTTTTTATAATTTTTATATTGTCTTTCGAACTGCCAAAATGTCCTGGTTTTACTAAAGATTCTTCCACTGGTTATCCTTTGCAAGCAAAAAGTTTATGTGGTATAGTATATCATTATCACTTATCGATTGGAGATTTAAATGGAATTTTTTCATGTTGGCGCGTGTGCAGATAGTAAAGACAATGCTAAATTCGGCATCTATTTGTACAGAAATGCTATTCCAAGAGAGTTAAATATCCCAGAAAGATTAGAAGAAGCAATAGGCGACAGCACGCACGAGTTGTTTAAGTGGTCAGAAGCGATGGTTGGCTATAACGTAAAAATGCCGGACTATAGAGATTGTGTAGACCTCAAAATGAGCCCAAGTCATTGGCAGTATTTAACTCCAGAATTTGAAGAAGTAAAAAAATGCTACGAAGATGTAGAGACAAATTTAAAGAAATGCCTAACTCATTACGAATCTTTATATAATTTTAAGATGGATTATATGGAAGCTATAAACTTTGTTAGATATAAGCCGGGTCAACATTTTGCGGTGCACGCTGACCACGGTTTTTCATATACGTGTACATTGTCTTCGGTCATGTATTTGAATGATGATTATGAGGGTGGGGAATTGTGGTTTCCTTATCTCAATATAAACTTTAAACCACAAGCTGGGGATATAGTTTTGTTCCCTTCAACATATATATATGCGCATTCTTCATTGAAAGTAAAAAGCGGTGTTAAATATTCTGCTGTTACTATGTTTGATTATAACGACAATAACCACAAACATGGCATTGGCTATGGTGGTGACGGAAGCAAAATAACAGAAAATGTTGGGATATCTAAAGCGGACAATGTTCCTTTAACATACCCAATGCCACAATAGGAGGGCATTATGGAGAATCAGCAAATAAACCCGTTGGAAATACCAACAGTTGAATACTATGATGAATCTATATATGATTTAAACCTAGAGTCTTTAGACGGAGAAGAAAACATCTTTGAAAAGAATAAAGGCAAAGTTACAATGCTCGTTAATGTTACCGGAGAATGTGCTAATTCCCCACAGTATGTAACTATACAAAATTTATATGATAAATATAAAGATTTGGGTTTTGAAGTGGTAGCGGTTCCAAGTACGGATTTTTGTGACCATGCATATGGAGATTTTAAGGACTCAAATGCAAGCCCAGAACTTATGCGTAGCCATATGAAGGAATTGTATAAAACAGATTTACCATTTGCTAAAATGGCAGCAATCGTAGAAGATTCAGCAACAGGTTTGCCAGTTCATCCGTTCTATGAAAAAGTTCAAGAAAATAAAGATCCTATTCAAGGTAATTTTGAAAAGTTTATTATTAGCAAAGATGGCAAAAAGGTAGTTAGATACTGCAACTCGGATCTGCTTGACCTTGCATATAATTCAGGGAATAGAACGATTAATTCCGAAACAGCGTTGAAAAGTATTACTGAAACTATAGAGCATTTTCTTGGTGAATCAGATATAATAGTTGAATGACTAAAGTTACCTTAACAAAGACAACTCAAGACGCACCAGAAATACGCCAGTCACGAATAAAGCGTGAGTGGATGGACAACACCTATAACAAGCATGCCTACCAGTGTTTGCCTATGACGTATGCAAACGTTTATGGCTGGGAATTGATTCTGCCGCAAGATGTTGTCGCTCAGTGGGATGGTGGCAATACAGTGCCTAAGATCCTTGAAGGGGCAGAGTACAAGGGTAGACAAATAGCTTACGGTGGAATCATTGGAATGGTTTCCTTTTCTACTGGATGGGCATTCGGCACTGAAGACGGTTATGAAACCTCAATTGGAGGTTCTCCAAATTACATGGTAGATGGAGCTTCTCCTTTGTCGGCAATAATACCGAGCAGCTGGTGGCCAGATGAATTCCAAATGAATTGGATGATAAATAAAATTGGGGAACCAGTTGTCTTTGAAGCAGGAATGCCCTTTATGTTTTTTAATATTTTTGATAGCACAGTTACAAATAACGTAGAATTCAAAGTAGAAAATTTGTGGGACAAACCAGAGCTAATGAACTCTAGGCAAAAATATGGCGATATGAAAATGAAAAATAATCAAGAAAATCCTTGGACATGGACAAAAGGAATAAGAACTGGAGTTGATGCAGACGGCAATAAAATCGGACCAAGTTTTACCGGTTTACCAAAGTTAGATGAACCAAGTTTATGAACGCAAAAGATAAAGCAATAATTTATTTAGATAACTCTATTAAGAATTTGTCTGAATTAATAAAAAAATCAAATTTTGATTCTTTAGTAAAAAACGCAGAACAATCTTTGTTAAACCAAAAAAACGCTTTGAAGGAAATTAAAGATGGAGCCTAGACAAATCAGTGAAGAATTAATACATGAATTTACGGAAACGATGGACGATGCTATCCCTGTTTATTCTGATGAAGATCAAAATATCATAATGCCAAATGGCGGGACAACAAGGGAGTATGTTTTGACTGAAGTATTTGCTGAAATGAATAAGTATGTGATACTCCCATTATCTCCATCTGTGGATGATCTAATATGAAAACCTACAATGCGGAAAAAGACTTAGAATATATTAATGAGCAATTATATTTATATTTATATATAATTGGTTTAAATCCTAAAAATATTGACGAGTATTCAATAGACCAAATAATAAATTCTGCAAGAAATATATCAATAGCTCCTATAAGCGAAGTTGAGTCAGGCTCTATGGATCTTTCAAATGATCCTCTTTATTTATTTTTAAAAAACCAAAGAATATCTTTAATTGGAAACATTAGAAGAATTTGGTACATGCGACAGTTAGCAATTTGAGCAATCAAAAATGCAGTATGAAGTAGATTATTTTGATAATTTAGTTAAATTAATAAAATACAATGATATCGAATCAGTTGAAGATTCTATATCAAAAAGTAAAATAATAAATGAATACTTAGAGGCTTTTTCTATAGATAAAAGAAAAATAGCTGCTGGTATGGATTTTATGATTTGGTATTTTGATGTCTTTAGTAAAGAAAGTCATTTTTGGAATGTCAATCCTGCCTACTTCTATGCGGCTAATACGCATGAATTTGGTTTTCTAACAGCTAATCCAAAAACTTCACTAATGACACTCCCGGCTTTTAATACTGGTTTAGCGAGATTAATGGAGAAGAAATCAAAGCTTTCTTTATTAAATAACTATCAGCTACATTTATTTGAGCACTATATAGGTGATGAACCGTGGTCTTACGACACTGTTACAATGCAGGATGTACAATCTGGCAATGGTGGCTACTATGATTTCATATGTATGAGCATTCATGACGTTATCCATGATCCAGATTTAGTTATAGATTTTTTTAATTTATTAAACAAAAATGGAACAATGATGATGCTATATACTGGCACTGATCAGCTTTATAAAAATGGATCAATATATACTGATTTTTATGAAGTTCACAGAAATTTAATTAATATTAAAAATTCATGCGTTTATCATAACCCTACAGGAGCAGCTGTTACTTATGCAGTTAGTTTATAAAAGATGATTATTATAGATGATTTCATAAAAGATAAAAATTTATTAGAAGAAATAGAGTTAACTCCAAATTTCTTTCCAGAATCAATGGGCGACGAAGAAAAAATAGCTACAGTTCTAAATGGTTATCACGATGGACAATGTGATTGTTTTGCGCCGTATATGTTTTGGGATGGTTGGTTAAAATCTGAGGCAGATACTCCAAGAAAAAGATTAATTAAAAAAATATGGGAGAACAATCTTCCATTCCCAGTAGAAGACGTTTGCGGTTTTGAGTATTGGACTAGAACTTTTAAGCCTGGACAATTTCTTGATACTCACGTAGATGAAGATACATTTCTTTACGCAGATAAAAAAATATTTAGAGGACCAAGAATAGGTTGTGTATATTATCCGCACACCAATGATGTGGTTGGTGGATTTTTAGAGATGCATCCTACAGCTATTTCAGAAGATACAGCTAACGCTTTAGAGAAAGAAAATATAGATCATTTAATAGTTCCAGTAGAGTTAAGAGAGAGAATATCTTGTAAGCCAAATAGGCTAATAATTTTTGACGCTGGACATGTCATACATAACACGACTCCACCGATTAAAGGTGTTAGAAGAGTTGTGGTGGTAAATGTGTGGCATAAAGATAACCCACCATCAGCTTTAAAAACTGGTGAATTTTATTATGAATGAAAAAATTGATTTATTTACATTAAGTATATGTAAAACTTTTTTACAAAACATTGACAATGATAAGTTGTTGAAGGAAATAGAAAAATTTGACACAACACCAAATGTAAAAGATCCATCACCGGCTCATACTTTTTACGAAGATAAGCTTTATCCTTTTGGTCAACCAGAATCAATGAAGTTAATTGATGAAATAACTAATTCTGTCAATCATTTTACTAACTTAGATATGGTTATGGATTCTATTTGGACTATAACTCTAGAAAAAGGCCAGTCTGTTTTAAGCCACACGCACAAGGTAAACACTCAGCTTTATCCAGAAGAATATTATTCTGTTTCATACTATGTAAGCGCACCAGAAGATAGCGCAGATTTAATATTTGTTACCACACACTGTAATACAATAGAGAGAGCAACTTCAGTTAAAACAGAGACAGGAATGTTGTTGATATTTAACTCTTACATTCCTCATATGACAAATAGGCAATATTCCGAAGAAAAAAGAGTTGTCGTAAGTGCAAACTTTAGTCCTAAAACACCGAACACTAACCCTACCGCAGATTGGTCGGAATATAGGGTGCCAAATAGGTAAAGAAATAAGTTTTTAAATACTACTATTATTGTGGTATAATTATTATTTAGGGAGATTTTTATGACTGTAACAAAAGAAACTTACAAAGAATTCATAGGCAATATAAAGATTAATGACATAGAGCCTATCATCAATGCCCCAGAAGTGGATTTTGCTGCGGTTGACCATGTTGTTAAAACTAATTTTGATATAATGTTTACTTGGGATTATTCTTTAGCTCGCACACAATTAAGAAAGCTTTACGAAAAAGCTAAAAATAATCAATGGAATGGAGAAACTGCATTAGACTGGTCTACTCCTGTTGATATAGAAAAGTCTGTAGCTGAGGACTATGCAAATTTTGGATCGACTAGAGAGATGTCAGTCTATGAGGGTAGCCCTATAGAAAATTGGGGCGATAAAGAATGGCTGCAATTTGGCTTAGAAAGCAGAAGGTGGATGATCTCACAGTTCATACACGGAGAGCAAGGTGCTCTGATTTGTTCTGCAAAACTAACACAAACATGTCCATGGTACGATGGCAAACTTTTTGCTGCAACACAAGTTGTAGATGAAGCTCGACATGTTGAAGTTTTTGCAAAGTATACTAATGAAAAATTGGGTGGAACACTTCCTTTTAACTGGCATATCCAAGGCTTGGTTGACGATACTATTGCCGACAATCGTTGGGATATAACCTATCTAGGAATGCAGATTATGGTTGAGGGGCTCGGCCTTGCATCGATGGCGTATATGCGTGAATTAACAAATGAACCGTTGTTGAAGCAATTGTTGCGTAATGTTATGGCTGACGAAGCGCGTCATGTTTCATTTGGTATTATCTCACTCAAGGAGATCTATGCGGAAATGACCGATTCAGAGATTATGGAGCGTCAGCAGCTTGCCTATGAAGCTAGCATAAAGCTTGGGGAGCGAATGCTGCAACAAGAGGTATACGAAAAGATGGGTGTTAAGACAAAAGACATTGCCCCGTTCTTATTGAACGATCCAGCACAGGCTTGGATTAGAAAGATGCTTGCGGCTAAGATTGTCCCAAACCTTAGCAAGCTAGGGTTGCTAGATAGAAACGGTGCTTGGTTGCGTAGAAAATTTGAAGAAATGGGAACAATAGAATTTGAAAACCTTGGAGATTCTGAAGAGGAGTTTTCAGCTTTTATACATAGTTACTAATTATGAAAACACCTAATGATTATAATGTAGATAGAGTTTATTCCTATGAAAGCTCTGAAGATCTAAAGAGATATTATAATGATTGGGCGGATGAATATGATAGTTATGCAAAAGACGTAAACTACATCTTGCCAGAAAAAGTATCCGAAGTATTTTTTAAGTACGTTTCTAATAGTAATTATAGTGAAACAAAAAAAAATAGCATATTAGACATAGGTTGTGGTACCGGCTTATTGGGTGAGAGCTTGTCTTTTATTGATGATAATCTTTGGATTGAGGGCGTTGATATATCTTCTTCAATGATAAGGATAGCTTCTTTAAAGAGAAGAAAAAATTTTTTACCTGTATATGATTGGATGATGGTAGACGATCTGACTAGCCCAAAGTTAATGCTAGAAAGTTATTATGATTACTTTATAAGTTCTGGAACATTTACTCTTGGTCATCTTGGTTCTAGTGATTTAATTAATTTATTAATTTATTTAAAATCACAAGGTATAGCAGTTATATCAATAAAAGAAGACCATTTTATTCATGATAACTTTAAAGAAATTTTTGTAGAATTAGAAAAAAACAAAACAATACAAGATATAATGTATTACAAGGTGAACTCTTACGAATCAAATTTTAAAGCAGATTCAATAATTGTAAAGTTTAAAAAAGTTTAAACTAATGAATAATTTAAATTTTTGTTTTAAAAATTTATCTTTTAATCAAATATTAGAAAATAAAAAATTTTATCAAAAAAAACTAATTGATAATAAATTAGTTGGTTTTAAAAAAATAGAATTATCAGATAGTGAATATGAAAAAATTTGCACTGTTGTTTCGGGGGTTGACCAGTTGTATTGGTTAAAAAAAAAGAATCACTCCACTTTGTATCAGCCAGATAAAGAAACTCTTACGGAAAAAAGTATAAAAAATTTTAGAGATTGGTGTATGCATTTAGACGTAACTCCAGTAATTGATGGCATGAATAATAACCTTGATAATTATGGGCATACATCTTATGTTTCAATGAATATGAAGACATTTAAGTGTAACAAAAAATATGGAAAAACTGTTTTTTTAGATTTAATAAAGTTAAACAATTCTTGTCCAGATTATTTTAAAGAAAAATTGTTAGAATCTAAATTAGAATATCACATAAGTAAAGCTAAAGATTTTAATATTGATGCACCAAAAAAGCCACCAGTTAACAGAGCAGACTATAATTCAGATCTAGAGGCAGAAATAGCCAACGCAAAGATTGATCCTCTTTCTGGAATCTTTTATCCATTTAGAACTCATCCTATAACAAAAGAAACAATTTTATTTTGGCCTACATATTTAAGCTCTCAATTAGTCGGCGGCTCTAAGCCTTGGTTTGAAGAATTTAAGTTATGGATAAAAAATTATCTTGACGAAAAAAACAATTGGGACGAATGGGAGTGGAGTAAAAACGATATTATAATTTTCGACAACAGATGTATGCTTCACTCGTTTACTCCTGGCTGGAAGCCAAAAGAAAGAATTTTTGATCAAATTATTTTAGGTTCTAGTGTACAAATTTTTGAGGGTTTAAGATAGTATGATACCAAAAATAATATGGCAAACTCATAGTTTCTTACTTGAGGATCTCCCCCTCTTTGCTAAGGGCCCCATGCTATCTTGGATTGAGCAGAATAAAGATTATACCCATAATTATGTAAACCATTTTGAAAGAGAATCTTTTATATATAATATTTTTGGAGAAGATTGGCTTAACTTCTATAAGCAATGTCAGTCGCAAGTTTTTCAAGCTGACATGTGGAGAGTCTTATGTCTGTACGAACACGGTGGCATATACGCAGACATGGATACGATATGTCTGTCTGGTATAGATTCTTTTTTAGATTTAAATAAAGATTTTATTTGTGAAGCTGGTTTTCCAAAAACACATGGGTGGATAAATACTTCAATTTTTGCTAGCGAACCTAAAGGAAAGTTTATAACAAAATTAAAAGATCTTTTGTATAAAAGATGCAAAGAGAAGGATGGAGAACCAATAACGGTTGAAGATTGTGGACCGTTAGCATTTAGTGAAGCAATGGATAAATATATGGATGACGGATGCGACATGTCGGACATTAGTTTATGCGAGTTTAATTATCCAGTTAATAATAAAGAATCTGTTTTACAAATTTTTGGGTCGACTACTTGGAATGATGTTAAATGGGGTTTTGATTTTTCTTATTTAAATGAAATATATAGTTCAATTATAAAAGATTCAAAAACAGATATTAAAATTTATACCAAAACAGGTCATGGTGGCTGGAATGTTTGATGAAGATATTCTTAAAAAATTAAAAACAAATAAAATAACTAATTTACAGATAGATCCTTTTGGCTATTGTAACGCAAAATGTTGGTTTTGCCCTGTGGCATATAGAAAAATGCCTGCGCGTACCGCAAAGCATATGAGTCCAGATTTATTTGAAAAAATAATTCAAAACATAGTGCATGAAAAAGAAAAACTTAATGGAATTGTTTCTACTAATTTTAATCATTTTTATACAGCACATTATAATGAAATCTTATTGTATAAATATTTAGAAGAAATGTTAAATACAGCTCAAAAATATAATCTAAAAACATCAATTTTATCTAATGGAACAAATTTTACTGAAAAAAAAATTGAAATATTAAAAAAATATGAAAACACAATAGCTGGCATTTATTTAAACATACCAGCTTTTGAAGAAAGCCTTTGGAAAGAAAGATCAGGAATAAAAAATAAATCATTTGAAGATTTAAGAAAAAATATTATTAATTTAATGAAAGTTTTTCCAGAAATGGTAAAGGAAAAAAAAATATGTGTTGGAGTTAATATACCCAATGAGCAGTCCGTAGACAGTTTATCGCTAGGAAAAAATGCACCTAGCATTGACATCTCGCAATATGGTGAATCTTTTAATCAAATAAAAATGGCTAAAAAAATGTTTGATGGTTTAACGGTTTATTCTTCTCCAAATTTAACTGATCGTTCTGGATTTTTATCTAAAGAAAAAATAATAGATAATAATAAACTTATACAAATAAATAAATATTCAAAAAAAGAAGTTAAAGATTGTAACCTAGGAGAAGACGGAAGATTGTACGGTTGGGTGCATGTAAATTCGCTAGGAGAAACATTTATATGTTGTAACGATTATGACTATGAGTATGTTTTTGGTTCATTACAAAATAAAGAATTAAGTGAAATTTGGTTTAGCAAAGAACATATTGAAACAATTAAAAGATCATTAGAAACAATGTGTAAAAAATGTTGCAACGCAGTGTGGGAGTGAAAGTATATGGCTTATGAGATGATAGGCGAGAGTCCAACATCCGCAGTGGGGCTGTGTGTTAGATTAAATATTTGGAAATGGTATGAGTTTGTCAGAATGATTAGCTATTTTAATATAATCTCTGATTTAGAAATTTCGTCCTGGATGACAAATGATCAGGTTGAATTGTCCAGTGAGGAAGCAATATTATTATCGGAAAATATAAAATCAAATCTTGATAACTTTGATTATTTTATAAATGAACTTTACAAAGAAGACATCCCCTATTCACACATGCCGTGGCACAGAGAAGTTTGTTGTCCAATTTTAAATGGATCTGACATCAAATATGTGCTATTATTTTTAGAATCATGTGGTGGGTTTAAGGTTAGATGAAGGTGGAAAGAATGTATAAGCCGAGAATAATTGTATTTACCGATTTTCTACCAAAGGAAGATTGGGAAGTTGTAGATAAGTATTGTAGAGATAATAAAGAAAAATTTCCATATGTCGGTTACGGTTCTCCGGTTAGATGGAAGATAGAGGAGCATTCTAAAAATCCAGATATTAAATATATTCGTTCTTTTTTAATTTCAGAAGAAGAATACGATCTATACATGAAGGGTGAAATACCGGAGCCTTATCCAAACGATACAAAGCATGGCGACAACTATGTAATGTCGGTAGAAGAGATCCAAAAGGTTGAGGAAGAGCCACCTGTAACTGCACTCATGCACCATTCTAAATGGCCAAATAGCTTACTGCAAAATAAAACATTTGACATTATAAGCGGTTACCTGTCTGGTGTCGTAAGTATAGTAAAAGAAGTATATGGCGAAGATTGTTTCAGTGAAAGTGGCCCTTGGATAGCGGTAGCTAGAGAAGGTGGCTATATGAATATGCACTGTGACGGAACGTTTATACATAACAGGGACGCCATTACACAGTATTCTAGCGTGTATTACATCAATGACGATTACGAGGGCGGCGAATTCAATATGCCGCTGATGGGCTTTAAGCTTAAACCTAAAGCAAATTCGCTTCTTATTTTTACCCATTCTTCCCATGAAGATATGGCGCATGAGGTAACACCAGTTTTATCTGGTGATCGTTTTGTTTCACAAGGATTTTTTGCCATTACAAAAACCAATAGCTGATGTGGTATAATTAAAAAGACAAAGGAGACAAGTATGCAACTCAATAATTACGATTCACAAAAAGCTAAAGATCAAGCTAAATCTTTCTTGGAAAAATCAATACAGACTTTAAGTTTGCTGCTGGATGTAAACTATGAAAATTTAAATAAAGATTCAAAAAATCCATTTAGCGAAAGCCTTCCTCAGCACAACGCATTTAATTGTCTTATAGATGAGATAGTTTCTTATAGGAAAATAGTTTAATTATGAGTAGTATAGGTGAGCCAAATAGTTTTGGAATGGAAACAAGACAAGGGGAATCTATAACTGATACCCCAGACTGGGACAACGAAATTATAGAGTGGGACTCTGCGACTGGGATATATTATGTTGCCGGCAAACCGGTCAGCATGTGTCAAGGTGTTGCAATGTTTAAGGAAGAAAAAAAAGAAGATGAATAAGTATAGGCCGCTAGAAGATCTGGAGCACCGTTCCCAACACTTGGCATCTTTTTTGTTTATTCTTGGAATTGATGAAGATGATTTTGAATCTACCAAAATAGATGATGTTATAAATCTTATTAGGAATAGATACGTGTACAAACACAGCCATCCAGATTACAATATAGCGGTTCAAGAATACGTTAAAAAACAAAGTATTGTTTTAAATAGGGGAGTTAGAAGAGCTTGGTTTGATGTGCAAGTTGCTTCGTACGAGGTGCAAAATGTCGGGTGATAAAAAGTATGAACCACAGTTATCTTTTGATTTTACTAGCTGGGAATATGATTGGCGATCATATGCTAATGAGTCTACGAAAAAAGATGGACCAGAGTCAGTAGCAATTTCTGATTATTTATTTAATACAGTTGGTGTAGATAGAAGAAATATAGCTACTGGCGGGGCCAGTGATTATGAATTTGTTATACATTACCCAAGACCAAATTTAGCTGACTCATACGGTCAATCTCAGTGGATGCCGATACTATTAATTCAGATGCTAATGGATATTAGTAGAGGCAAGAATATACTGGCATTGTCGGGGGGGCTAGATAGATTTAGATTGAAGCCTTTTCAGGATATCTACGGGTCTAATATATATATGTTGAATAATAAAAAAACAGCAATGTATGAAAAGTTCCAAAAAGAAAATACTCCAATAGAATATGATGTTGTTAGCCATCAGGATCTAGAAAAAGACAATTGCAATAATTATATGTTTGATATGATTGTGGGATGGTCACAGGACATGGAGAATCCCTTTGTGCCTGTACATTTTTATCTTGATAGATTAAATACAGGTGGGATTCTAGTGATCCAAAATTCATCAGATAGCATTTTTCTTTACCAAAATGATACTCAGGCATCTCCTGTTTGGGAGTATCACAATGAGATAAAGTCAAGAAAAGACTGCAACATGTATCACATACCTTTGTTTTATGGGGTTACAGTTGTCATTAAACAATAATAGGTGATATAATTGTTTTATGATTACTAAATGGAAAGCAACAGTGGTTAATCCACTTGGAACAGAAAAATACAGTGTAAACCTGGACAGTACGGATGACTTAGCCACCGCTACGGCGTCAAGCGAAAAGGGTACCGTTCAGTTTGTGCAAACACAAAGCCTAAGTCCTCTATTCGCCGCAAACATAGAAGCTCCAATGAAAACAAGATTAGAGCTAGAATTTAGCACCAATGATTTTACCTCAAAAGATATGTCAGCTGTTTTAAGGGTAGGAGATTTTTCTAGTATGAAAGTAGATTTGGTTAGATATGAATAATTCAGCATACGATATTGAGCTATTGTCAATCGACGGCTCATATGACATTATGGGGTCAATGAAGGGCAAATTAACTCTTGTAACAAATATAGCTTCAAAATTAGGCTATGATCCTAAGTGTAGTGTAACTTTTTCTTACGCAAGAACTTGTAAATATTTATGGGAACTTGAATTCATTTATCAAAAATATAAAGATCAAGGCTTTAGCGTCGTTGGTATACCATGTAATCAATTTGGGAAACAAGAGCCAAAAGAGAATAACGAAATAGAAGCTTTTATCAAAGAAGCTTATCCTTTTGTAAGTTTTCCTATTTCTCAAAAAATAGAAGTTAACGGCAAAAATGAACATCCGCTTTATTCTTTTTTAAAGGGACCAGAAAAAAGAGGATATTCAGACACTACCGCAGACAGCAGCGATGCAGCTATTGAAGGACAGAATTTAGTTGGTCAGGCAATAGCAAGAATTCCACATAGCTACGAAAAATTCTTATTAAGCCCTCAAGGAATGTTTATTACTAGATTTAATTGGCAAGATGGACCACTAGATGAGGAGCCTAGAGTTATGGGCGCTGGTTGGACCATTATGGAAGCAATAGAGGAGATGCTAGGATGAGCTACAATATAGAGTCAGAAAATTCCCAAATTAGAGATGTAGCGTTCCCCTCTAGCCCACCCCTTAATGAGGACACTGTAAAAGAAATATCCACAATTGAATGCGAAATTCTTGGCCCAGGTGTCGTGGTTTTTAGAAACGCTTTTCAGATAGATCAGGACGCAGTGCTAACGCATATTGATTCTAATGCAGAAGAAGCGCATAAAACCCGATGGGAATATGTTGAGGTTGATGGCGTAAAAATGGGCATCAATGAAGATGGCTTTAGGTATAGGATGGAAGACGTACCAGCAGCACCGATAAGATTGCTTGACCCGGTAAACGAATCTACGCCTAAAGAAGTAGAAGAGTTTCTATACACTTTGGAAGACCAAATATACAAGTGTCTGATAAAGTACATAGACCACTACCCCCTGATGCTTGGTAGCATATGGTGGAAGACAAGAGGCCATATATTACGCTATGGAGATGGTGGAAGACTTGGTTGTCACGCAGATAATGATACTAATTATAAGGTGACAAAAGGCGTTAGGTATATGCCAAAGGGTATGGTCGCATCAAGACAAACATGCGGTGCTTTAATTTACCTAAATGATTGCGTAGATTCTGAAGAAGAATTAAATGGAAGAAATTTTACAGGCGGACATCTTAGGTTTGTTCATTTGGGAATTTCTTATAAGCCAAGAAAAGGTGACATAATATTCTTCCCAACAAATTACGTCGCGTCCCACGATGTAGAAACTATGGGTAAGGGTGTTAGATATAGTTATTTAACTTTTTTTGGTCAAGGCGCAAATGATAAGAGCGCAAATATTATGATAGTTGAACCAGATGAAAGTTTCCAATGGTGTCCTCCTGTTTGGTTGAATAATATATATGATGATTATGAAATGTATTGCAAATCTCCATATTCTATTTTTTCTGATCCAGGAAAAAACAATGTAGAAGTTGGTTGGAACCCAGTTTACCAAGGAAGAGAAGTCGCACAGTACAGCACATCACACGATGCGGTTGAGGTTGAAGAAGCTAAAGCTGATACTGTATCCGAAGATCTACCAGAAGGACCATGCGGTACTGAAGCTGTAAGAATCTAATATTATGAAAATAGAAAAATTAGGAACTGGAATTGTCCTATTCCAAAATGTTATCAACATGGAAGAATACCCTGAGATAATACCTTTCATAAAATCATTAAAGCAAAAGGCAGTAGAAGAAGATTATACGATAATTAAAAATGAACGCAATGAAAGTGTATATGCCATAAATAGAAGTGGGCATAGATATGCAATAGAGGATATAGAAAAAAGCTCTAGCCACATTATGAATTTTTTAGATAATAATGATTCTGATAAAATAGAATTGTTTTTTATTGAATGCGAAAGAGCTTTTAGGCAGTGCCTTCTTCAATACCTTGAGATATATCCGATGGCTCTTCCAAGTATATGGTGGAGAACTCAGGGGCATATATTAGCATATGGCCCAGGGAGCGACATGGGTCTCCATAGCGACAATGATGTTAACTACCAGCCTGGATTTGAACCAGATCTTCAAGTGGCGACTAGAAGTGTTTTGGGGTCTATCTTGTATTTTAATACATCTGTAGATTCAAAAGAAGAGATTATAAAAGATGAATATCTTGGCGGACATATAGTGTTCCCGTATTGTGATGTTGATTATTCTCCAAAAGCAGGAGATTTACTAATGTTTCCATCTAACTTCATTGCCTCACACGAGGTTAAGGAATGTTATGAAGGTGGAAGATATGCCTATATTGGTTATTATTCTCATGGTTCGGAGCATATAGAAAGAGGCATACAATTAATTAATGGGGATCTACCTGTTGGAAAACAGGGTCAAATATGGATGCCAGAGATAGTTGAAGAATATAAAGAATATATATACAATAAATACCCTGATAAGCCTGAAGATTTTTATGGCGATTTGCTCCAGGCAACCAAAAGAATGTATAATAGCGCTAATACACTAAAGGAAGTAAACCATGAAATTCAATGACGTTGATGCAAAGCATCTGGGTGGCGGTGTAGTTTTATTTGAATCAGCAATCGATATTGATTGGGATTACATTAGAGGGTTTAGTAGAGACGCTATTAATAAAGAAAAAGAAGAAATGTATGTCCCCGCTGTAGATCCAGAAACCGGCGATGAAATCTACCTTAATAAAAGTGGGTACTTTTTTGGCAAAGATAGTATTGACCAAATGCCAGGAAGAGGATCAGCGATACATAGATATAGTGACGAAAAGATAAAAGAAATATTTGATTTTGTAGAAGAATCAAAAGATAAGTATTTGCTCAAGTATTTTGAACTGTTCCCTTTGGCATTTAAATGCGTATGGTGGAAGGTTAAAGGACACATAGTTCAGTACAAGAAGGATGTTTATTTGGGCAGCCATTCCGATGTTAGTGCAGATTACATATATGACGTTTGGACACCTAAAGACCAACTCGCGACTAGAAATACAATAAGCAATGTATTCTACTTAACCTCTTGCGTTGACACTGTAGAGGAGTTAGATGGCACAAATTTTGTTGGAGGCCATCATTATTTTAATTATTTAGATATAAATGTAAAACCAAAAAAAGGTGATCTATTGATGTTCCCTTCTAATTTTATGGCAGCACATGAAGTCAAGCCAGTAGAGGATGGAGAAAGATACTCTTATCTTGGCTGGTACAGCCATGGAACCCCAAATAGTGAGGTTGGGGAATCAGTTGTTGACCCAGGAAAAGAGCTAGAACTAGCAAAAAATGCCACCAACCTCTACATGCCTACCCTGGTTTCTGACTATAGAAGCTACCTTTTATCAAAGGGTTATGATGAATCGTCCGAGCAGTTTATGTTAACAAGATCGAATTATTAATATGTTAAAAAAAGATTTTAAAATAGAAGATAAAGGTTCCGGGCTATGTGTAATGACAAACGCATTTGATATTGATCAAGACATGCTTTTTGAATATATAAACTGGCTTAAGCAGGAAGAGGAAGACACCTTTACTTATTTGGAAGAAAATGGCAAAAAGTACGCTATTAACAGAACTGGTTTTAAGTTTGATTTATCAGAAGTAAGAGAGGCGCCAGAAAGATTCGTTGATCCGCTATGCAGAATGTCGAGCAGAAAGCCAACCGCCGAACAATGCAAATTAATATATGATTTAGAGGATTTAATTTACGAGGCTTTGGTTGAATATGTAAAGATATATGACGTAGCTGCAACAGTTTGTTGGTGGAGAAGCCCTGGTCACATAGCTACTTATTCGGACGGTCAAAAAATTGGTCCTCATTGTGATGATCAAATTCCATGGGAATATGGTGTAGCTCCAAGAAATGAGTATCCAAAGCACAGTAAGGTAAGTATAAACATATACTTAAATGATGGCGTGGATTCTGAGGAAGAATTAAATGGAAGAAATTTCTTGGGCGGAGACATAATATTTAAATACGCGAAGTATAGACATAAGCCAAAAACTGGTAGTATAACTATATATCCAACTAACTATGTTGGCACACACGAGGTTGAATCAGTTACCGCTGGGAAAAGAATAGCCTACCTTGGAGCACTTCTTTATGGGACTCCGGCTAATGCTAGCCCCGTTCCAGAGGTTGGAGAAGAGAGAATATGGCTACAAAATCTAAGAAAAGATGCTGGGCTAATGCATTAATCATTATTACTATTGTCCTATAGGATACTTAAGTATTGGGATAATATGATTTATAATGAGGCAATAACCTACGATAGCCCTAATGTGTCTTATAACGGCACGTTAATAATTTATGCAAATAGCTTAATAAATCCAATTGTATTAAACAATATAACTATATTTTATGCATCAAACGAAGATTATTCAAATTTAACAACAATTGGCGTTATAAGCATGGATATAAGTCCTCAGGGAATTGTTTCTGTAGAAGTTTTAGATAAAGACGTATCCGCCATATTGTCAGCTCAGGTAATATCGGTTGGTACACCAGGAGAAATATCTATAGTTAGTTAAACTAGGCTACTATAATTAAAAAATGCAAGGTTTATTGGAGAAAAAATGACTACCAGCAGTGTACTTGTTAATGATACTGTAAGAATAAAGGTAAAATTTGTTGACGTCAACAATGTTACTGGAGCACAAATATTGGTTACCCCTACCTCTGTTTTGGTTACGATCTACAAGTCAGACAATACACAAATTATTTCAACGACAGCAACAGCTCTTACTAGCTCAGAATACTATTATGATTTTACCCCCACAATTGCTGACACGTATAAAATAGTTTTTGTAGGCAATATACCTGGTGGAAGTTCCATAACTGTTAACCAACAGCTTTATGTCAGCACATCTACAGACACATATAAGCCTGTTATAACATTAAAGGCAGATGAAATAATTACCTTTGCAGCAGATGTTGACCCAATTTATTTAAACCCAGAAGAAATGCAAGCATACTTTCCGGAAGCATCTCTGCTTGAAATAGGAGAAATAATTCATTACCATTCAATGGAGGTAAGAGATATCTATGGATTTAATGATTCAAATCCAGCATCTGGGATAAACTATACTAGCTTAGAATACATAAAGGCAGCAACAGCTTGCGACCTCAGCAGAACTTATAGTTATGGCGGAGATGACGACGTTTCTGTGCAGTTGGGCGACCTAACCGTTACGGCAAGAAACCTGCCAAGGACAAATATAAGCAGAGGCAATGCAGTCACCTGGTGCCAAATTGCAGCGGCGTTAAGAAAAGAAATGTTGGCTGGCACAACGGGGGCAAGAGGCTTCCAGCCAAAAGGTCTACCTACAATGCCAGTTGTAAATTCTGGAAACTATATAGATCCAGATACTGGAAGAGTAACTTACTTGACAGAAAGAGATCTTTACGGGGCAAGTAGAAAGAGAGAACTATCCTACGACCCAATGCCTAAGAGAGGCTTGCGTAATTATGATTAATCTTGAAAAATCATTTATAAACATTTTAAAAAAATGGGGTTATGATGTTTTTATACAAAGAAAAAAAGCTAATGGCAATTACGAAGATAACCTCCAGCAAGTAACCACGAGAAGCGTTTTCCCAAAAGGAAGATTTGAAGCCAAATCAGCTAGCGAAGAAGACGAGGGGATAGTCGTTAATTCTGATGTAGTTTATTACTTTGAAGGCTCCGTTAATCCAGGGGAGGGTGATAGAATCTACGAGATGATCCCCAATGTTGCGAACAAGCACACTATATATGTGATAGATACAAGTGCCCCGATAAGAGGCAAGGGCGGAAAAATAGTTTACTGGACAGTTGGAGCAACTAGAGAAAAACAGGTTTAAAGTGTTAATAGTAAAAAAAAATCAACGATTAAAATTTAGATTTACATTTGTCGGTGATGCTAGGTCGACTTCAACTACATCAACTAATTCTAAAAATATTTCATTTAAACAAATATTAAACAACAAAGCAACAATAACTACAGTTGTTAATCACGATTTTCAAGTTGGACAAGCAGTTACAATTGCTGGAGTAGATTCAAAATTTAATGGATTACATACAATAGAGGAAGTAACTAACAATACATTTAGTTATAGAACAGTGGAATCAAATGTTAGCGTCGTTGTTTCTCCCGGCACAGCTTCTGTTACCTCTGCCCTATTGAACGGCGGTTTATCCTATGATCCAATAGCAAATGGCTCAGACGTTACGGTCAGTGTGTATAGGGGTCTTGACCAATCAGGTGCAATTATAGGAGTTCCTATATCTTATAGATATACAAACTCCACTACAAGCCCTGATGCCTACATAGAGCGAAATGGAACAACTGAGTTTGTTTTTAATTATAGAATTCCAGAAAATATAGAAGCAAAAAATTCTTTATTCAGCGGCACTTACACCATTGTAGCTAGAACCTACATCGACGGAAACTTATTGAGTTCAACAGTTCAATTCGAATTAAAAGATAGTTTATATGATTTAGTATCAGGTGTTGGTCAAGGAAATAAATCTGCAACAATAACTTATAAACCGTCTTATGATGACCTGAATCAAACTAATATGCAGTCAATATTATTAATAGGCCACGCAGATGGACTAGAATTAAATAATCCAGTAAAGATAAATTCAGTACAAAACGCAATAGATCTTTTATCTGGAAACAAAAATAGCCCTCTACTTAGGGGTGTATTAGATGCATATGGCGCAGGCGCAAGAAACATATTTATATGCGCGGCAGCCCCGATGTCGGAATATGTTTTAAGCGTAGAAGATAGAAACAAAGCTTATGCGGTTTTTAATGGACAAACTCTTAAAACTTTCTATGAAAAATATTATGAAAGATTGATTGAAACATATGGTATTATAAAACAATTAGACTATATAGATATAATTGTTCCACTAGAAGCTTCTATAATAAAAACTGGTGGAGTAGATTTCTTGTCACAACTCGTGCACTATTGCAATGATTTCCACAATGAAACTGGGTATGTGCAAATTGGCGTTATAGGCAGTAGGGGGAATGGAATAAGTTCATCCGATATTGAGTTGATTCAAAATAGCAAATATCTTAGATACAAATATACTACATTTATTAACACTACCTCTAGCACGCAAATTGCTTCTGACATAGGAAGATACGTTGTGCCAGTATATGGGGAGGCTGTGTTCTCTCACCTGCAAATAGACAACACCTACACCGCTTCAGTTGCAGCAGCTGTTGCTGGG